TTATGACGACAACATCTTTGAACTTGCTCGTGAACAGCAATTGGCAGCTGAAGCTGGAGTCAAACTAGACAAGGATCTTGATCTGACAGACGAGGATGTCCAGCTGTCCTTGCTTGAATCAGAGGAACCAGAACCCACTCGCAAGCGGAGCAATGGCAAACGTAAACGGAGTTGAGATTGACCTTATGCCAAACGAGGGCATGAGGACTGAGGCTCAGCGATACAGAGACTGGAAATCTGATGGAGAAGGAGGGGGCACTGATGTTGCTCGCACCAGAGCCAGTCAGATTTTGAGTGGCAATGAGCTAAGTGCGGATACGGTAGTGACCATGTCTGCTTGGTTCGCGAGACACGAAGTAGACAAGCAGGGCAAGGGTTTCAGCCCAGGAGAAGAGGGCTATCCCAGCAATGGAAGGGTTGCATGGGCTGCATGGGGTGGCGATGCAGGTAAGTCTTGGTCAGATGCTCGTTCGAAGCGAGTAAAGAAAGCACGAGAAGGTAGACAACTTATTAGCAATAATGGGGAAGAACTCTTGGACCCTATGGAGCAAGAACAAGAAAGGGCAGCACCTGATGCCCTTAAGACTGGCGACTTTGTTTCTTGGAATACTCCAGGGGGTCGAGCACGCGGGAAAATCACTCGAATCGAACGAGATGGCAGGATTGATGTTCCTGGCAGTTCGTTTGAGATCACAGGTACAGCTGAGGATCCTGCAGCGCTGATTGCGATTTATCGTGATGGCGAAGAAACGGACATTTTCGCTGGGCACAAATTCAGCACATTGACCAAGATCGCTGCAATTCGGGCTGAAGAGCCAGAAACGAAGCGTTCAGTGGTTGGTGAGCGGATGCAGCGCACTGAAGCGACTGAGATTCGCACTATTGACGAGCGAACCTTTGAGTTTCCTTTCAGCTCCGAATATCCGGTTGTTCGGTATTTCGGCTCTGAAGTGCTGAGCCACGAGAGCAAGGCACCAAACTTCATGCGTCTGAATGATGGCGCTCCTTTCTTGTTCAACCACAATCCAGACAAAGTTCTGGGTGTCGTAGAGCGTGCATACTTGGACGAGGACAAAAAGCGGGCTTATGCCAAAATTCGCTTTTCTCGCTCTGATTTTGCCAAACAGTATCTAGATGACGTTAAAGACGGAATCTTGCGCGGTATTTCGTTTGGTTATTCGATCGACGAAGTAGAGCAAAGAGAGGAGGGAGTTCTTGCTACTAGTTGGACTCCACATGAATTGAGCTTGGTTTCAATTCCAGCTGATCCCACAATTGGGATTGGACGTTCACTTCTTTCTAAGGAGCCGACTATGCCTGAATCTTCTCAACCTGAAGACACTATTATTGCAAGCGAAGCTCCTGTTGAAGAACAGGAAACTCGCTCAGCGGTCACGACCGCATCTACACCCACTCCTGTTATGGAAGATCAAGCTCCAAACTTGGAGGTGATTCGGTCGGAGGCTAAGAAAGCCGAAAAAGACCGCGTTGCTTCTATCAACGCCCTGGGTGCTCAGCACCGTATGGCAGATCTGGCACAAGAGCTTATTGATGGAGACAATTCCATTGATGAAGCTCGTGCTGCAATCCTCGAAAAACTCGGAACTCGCCAAGTGGAACAGCCTATTCGTTCTGCCGATGTCACTTCTAATGACGTTGGCCTTTCTCAGAAAGAAGTCAAGCGCTTCAGTTTTGTTCGCGCTCTGAACTATCTGTCATCTCCTGGCGATGCATCTGCACGTCGCGATGCTGAGTTTGAGATCGAAGTTGGTCAAGCTGCTGCTAAGCAGTACGACCGCTCTTCAAATGGCATCGTTGTTCCTAACGAGGTGCTGCGCCGCGACTTGAACGTTGGCACTGCAACAGCTGGCGGCAATCTTGTTGATGACGTGCTGCTCAGCGGCAGCTTCATTGACTTGCTGCGCAACAAGCTTGCATTGGCTGGTGCTGGCATGACCACTCTGAGTGGCATCAACGGCAACATCTCTATCCCCAAGCAGTCCGCTGCTGCAACTGCTTACTGGGTAGGCGAGGGTTCTTCTCCTACTGAGTCTCAGCAAACCATTGAGCAGGTGAATCTTTCACCTAAGACTTGTGGTGCTTTCGTGGACTATTCCCGCAAGCTGCTGCTGCAGTCGAGCATTGACATCGAGCAAATGGTCCGCAATGACCTTGCTCAGGTTTTGGCTCTTGAGCTTGATCGTGTTGGCCTGAATGGTTCTGGATCTTCCAACCAGCCTCTTGGCATTATCAACACCACTGGCATTGGCACTCAGTCATTGACTAGCTTCGGCACCTTTGCTGAGTACATCGGCATGGAAACCGATGTTGCTGTAGCAAACGCTGATGCTGGTGCTTTGCGCTACATCGTCAATGCTTCTGCTCGTGGCGCTCTGAAGAGCACTGAAAAGGCAAGTGGCACTGCTCAGTTCGTTTACGAAAACGACGAGATTAACGGTTACCCCGTAACCGTCTCCAACCAGCTCGCTAACAACGATGCACTGTTTGGTGACTTCTCTCAGTTGATCATGGCTATGTGGTCTGGCTTGGATCTGACTGTTGATCCTTTCGCAGGCGCAACTGCTGGCACTGTTCGCATCATTGCTCTGCAAGATGTTGACTTCGCTGTTAAGCAGCCTGGCGCGTTCTGCTACGCCACTTGATACTGGTGATTCATCACGTAGTTCTGACTCATGAAGGTTGAAATTCTGAGGCCAGTAATGATTTCCGGGGAGCCTGCTGACGCGGGCTCCATTTTGGAAGTCGAGAACAGTGCTGCTGTGACCCTTATCGGTCTCGGTAAAGCCATTGAGCACCAACAGGAAGCTGTCGCTTGTCCCGCCAAACCTCCGGTAGAGGAAGAGGCACCTTCTTGCCCACCCAAAAAGCCCACTACTCGCAAGAGGACTAAGGAATGAGCATCGGCAACACACGACGGACTTTAACCGTCTTGTCTTTTGCCCCTAATGATGTTGTCACTGCAACTGGCAACGAAACAGGGGTTGACCTTCTGGATTATGAAGGTGACATCACTTTGATTCTTGACGCAGAAGCTGGTGGCTCAGGCATCACCTATGCAGTCAAGGTGCAGGATTCGGCTGACAACAGCACTTTTGCTGATGTGACTGATGCTGCTTTCACTACGACAACTGCTAACACGGCTCTCGTTGAGACTCTCACCGTTAACACCGATGAGATCAAGCGTTATGCCCGTGCTGTAATCACTGTTGCTGGTGGTACAGGCGCAGGTGCTGTGAGCGTCACTGCATTGGGACGCAAGAAGTACAACTGATCCTGATTTTTGCCCCTGGACACCCAGGGGCATTTCATATGGCACTTTCATTCGCTGAAGATCTCGACGCTTTTTTCGACACGCCAGGCTTCACAGTGCCAGTAGTTTTTGGTGCCACCACTGGAGTTGGTTACTTTGACTCACCAGATCAAATAATTGCTGATGGGGTCATCTTGACTACAGATTATTCAATCTTGGTCAAAACGTCCGATTTTTCTGCCGTAGTTCAGGGCAGCACCATGACAGTTGAAGGTGTTGCATACACTGTCCGTGAAGCAATGAAGCTTGACGACGGCAAGATAATGCGAATCATGTTGATGCAAGACTGATGGCTACTAAACGCGAAAATATCCTGAGCACTATCAGGACAGCGCTGACTGACACGGCTGGAGTAGGGACAAGGATCTATCGCAGTCGTGTCGATCCTGTTGCAAGGGGTGAGACGCCTGCAATCATCGTCCAACCAATCAGAGACGTTTGCGTTCAAACAACCAGTCTTCCAAAACTGGATTGGACAATGACAGTGCGCATAACGGTACTTGAAAGAGCAGATATTCCTGATCAAGCAGCTGACGACACAGTCGCTTCATTGCACGCCAAGGTAATGAGCGATTTGACGCTCAGTGGCTATGCGCATGATGTTGTGCCTGTCAGAACAGAATTCGAGTTTGTTGAGGCTGACAGACCTCTTGGATTAATAGGTTGTGAGTTTGAAGTCCGTTATCGAACGGACGTCGACGATTTAACTCAATAAGGAACCTGAGCTACGGTAAACCTAACAACCTCTTCGACTTAGCATGATGGACGAACACAGCGGTCAAGGTGGAACCTACCTTCTTGATCCTGAAACAGGCGTACGCACTTTGATTTCGCGGACGCAATCACCACAACCATCAAAGGAAGCATCCGATGGCACTGCTACTCCGCAAACGCCTGATTCTGATAGAGACGGAGTCAACGTACGGGACCGATCCGACTCCAACAGGAGCGGACGCAGTTCTAGTAAGTGACCTAAGCATCACGCCACAGAGCAGTGATGTTGTTAGTCGCGACTTGATTCGTCCTTATCTAGGCGCATCAGCTCAGCTGCTAGCTAATACAAGAGTGGAATGCACTTTTAGTGTTGAGCTTGCTGGCTCAGGCACTGCAGGTACAGCACCTCAGTACGGCAAAGCATTGAAGGCTTGCGGTTTGGCAGAAACCATTGCTGCTGGAACTTCAGTCACCTATGACCCTGTCAGCTCTGGTTTCGAATCAGTCACCATTCACTACAACATTGATGGTGTACGTCACAAGATGACTGGCTGTAGAGGCACTGTTGCGATTACCGCTTCAGTTGGAGAAATTCCAACTTTGGACTTTTCTTTTACTGGCATCTACAACGCTCCTGATGACACTGCCTTGCCGACGCCAACCTATGCGAACCAAGCTGACCCTCTGCTCTTCAAGAACGGGAACACCACAAGTTTCCAGTTGCTCTCCTTTGCAGGCAGTCTGCAGGATTTCTCGTTTGAGCTTGGGAACGAGATTGTTTATCGAGAGTTGATCGGTTCAAACAAGGAGGTTCTGATCACAAACCGTGAGGCAACAGGATCAGTTTCAATTGAGGCAGTGTTAATGGCTTCAAAAGATTATTTTGCGTCAGCAGTTAATGATGCTGCAGCGCTTGGTAATTTGCAATTCACTCATGGGGGTACTGCAGGCAACATTGTTCAATTCACTTCTAGCAAAGTGGACATTGGCGATGTTTCTTACGGTGATTCAGACGGCATCGCAATGCTAGAGATTCCATACACTTGTGTCCCTACTTCAAGCACTGCTACTGAATTTGACCTGATTTACACCTGAAGCAGGTTGTGTATGGGAAAGAGGAGCCTTTGCGGGCTCCTTCTTTTTGTGTATGCTGAGCAAGCTTATGTTGCTATGTAATGGCTTTTGTCCGCAAGAAAGTAAAAACTTTCAAATGGCCTGTCGAAGTCAAAGAACCCAGTGATAGCAAGCCAGGTGAGTTTGAAACTTCAGAGTTTACTGCAGTCTTTAAGCGAGTAAAAATGTCTGAGTTAAAGAAGTTAGAGGACGAGGGAGGCGTTCAATTGTTGAAAAAGGTAATGGTCGGTTGGGAAGGTGTCACAGACGAGGCAGGTAAGGCTGTCAAATTTAGTGTTTCTGAGCTTGAGGATTTTGCTGACAACATTGATTGGTTGAAATCAGTTTTAGCTGCCTATACCAAAACATACGCTGAGGCAGAGTCGGGAAACTAAGAGAGGCAGCTGTTTATTGGGCGTCAGGGGGGAAAGTCGTTGAGGACAAAACTCATGACGATGCTGCTGCCTTTGGATTAAGCCTGCCTAAACGCACAAAAGAGAAAAAGGAAGACTTTGAGGTTTGGGAGGAGAACTGGGAGACAGTCATGATGTTTCTGCGCATGCACACCCAGTGGACTGTGAGCATGGCTGGATACGTTGGATTGAAATATGAGGTCTTGCTGGTTTCCGGGGGGCTTTTTGACCTTTATGATGTGGAGAACCGCCGTAAGGTGCTGGAAGGTCTTCAAACCATGGAGGCTGCAGCGCTAAACGAACTCCACAAGAAGGAAAATGGCTAAAACTGTTGGCGACCTTCTTGTACAACTTAAGGTTGATGGGATTCAGGGCGTTGAGCAGTTAAAAAGTTCGCTGCGTAATCTTAATAAGGCTGCAGGGCCAACAGATAAGGCTCTTGAGGAAA